CGCTCGATCGCCTTTGATGCAGTGCTGACTTCGGCCAGCCTGAACATCAACCCTGACGACGCCCAATCGGTAACCGTCAACTTCCGCCCCGCCGGCACCCCTACCTTCGACTTCAGCACTTCCGCCTGATAGTCTGCTGGTGCAGTTGGTTCAGCAACCCCGGCCTCACAGCCGGGGTTTTTTGTATCTAGTCCGCTACAGTAGTGCGAGATCAAACAGGACTACATGCCTGCTTCAATTCCAGTCCGCGCTATTGATCGTCTGCGCAAAGCAGCCAATCTGGAGCCGGTCAAAAAGCAAGTAGAGCTGTCAGACGGCAGCATTTTTGAAATGTGGGTGGCACCGCTGACGATGGCTGAGCGCGAACGCGCCCAGAAGCAAGCCAAGTCCGACGACGCCAACGCTTTCGCACTCCAGCTGTTGATCGCCAAAGCCCTCGACGAAAACGGCACCAAGCTGTTCAGCGCTGGCGAGATTGACGTGCTGAAGAACGAAGTCAAGGACAAAGATCTCCAATCCTTGATGCTGGCGATCCTTACCGACGACGCTGCACCCATCGACCCCAAGAACTAGCCAAGGAGCTTCGCCAGGACAACTGGCTCATGCTCCAGTTCGGCGTCGCCAAAGAGCTTGGACTAAGCCTTAGCCAAGTCCGCAACACAATGACCGCCGAAGAACTCCTTGGCTGGAGCGCTTACTTCCAGATCCTGAACGAGGACCAACGGAAGGAAATGGAAAAGGCCAAACGCCGCCGCTAGCCCGGCGGCTTTTTTGTCGCGTAAACTGAAGTACCAGAGTGTGACGCAACGCCGTGGCTTACAGAGCTGATATTGAAATCGGCGTATCAGGCGTACGGTACTTAGACGAACTGCAGAATAAGCTTACCCAAGTATCAAAAACTATTGAGCAAGTAAATAAACAAGACGTAGTTGTACGTCGCACTATTTCTGGCGCGGCTTCTACTACTCCTATGGGTCCCGGCGGGACAGGAGTAACCAGCGCAAGTGCACAAGCAGCTGCAATGGCTGTGGAGCAACGTGTTAACCAGATGCGGCGCGATGAAGCGCAAGCCCAACTAAAGTCAGTAAAAGACCGCGCTGTAGCCGAAAACTACATAAGTAGTGTAATAAGCAAACGGTTACAGACAACTCAGCAGCAACTGGCAGCAGAGCAAAAAATAACCGCAGAACAACAAAAACAAGCCGATGCTGCATTACGCAGCAGTGTCGGCAGTGCTGCAAGTAACGCAATTATCGGTGGCGCTTTTCCCCTCCTTTTCGGTCAAGGAGCTGGTGCAGCGATTGGCGGCGGTATTGGCGGAGCTTTAGGGGGCGCCCTTGGAGGAACCTTAGGCTTCGGTCTATCTCTTGTTGGCACAGCAATCGGACAATCCATCGACGATGCCCAAAAGTTAAATACAGAAATAAGTTCTTTGAATAATAATTTATCCGTAACAAGCAGCACATCACGTACCACTGCGTCTGACATATCTCAACTAGCTTCTCAACTAGGTATTGCTAAAGATGAAGCACTTAAGCTCGTAAGTGCTTTTTCTGAATTTGATTCTGCAAGTATACGAGAAGCGTTGGCAACTAGCTTTGGTGCTGTTGGTGGTGAAGAAGCCTTTAATGCTTTAGCCGCTGCTATCGACAATAAATCAACATTAGAAGCTATTGTAAAACTACGGGATACCATCACAGATTCGCAAGCGAAAGAAGCTCTAAAACAGCTGGAAGTAAACGGTGCTGCAGCCGCCAACGCTTTTCTCCAAGAAAGACTTATTCAGTTACAAGAGCAAAAACTAATAAAAATTGCAGAAGAAGTAACTTTAATGGATAGACTTCTTGCCGCAGCTGCAGCACTAGGTGCGCAAGGACAATATATAGATCCCGCTATGTTTGGCAAAGAACGCGGTGACGAAATACGTAAAGGCGCTGCAGAACGTAAAAAGGCCCAGAACCAAGCTTTACAAGACACAAAAAACTTCTTGTCCGAAGTAGCTCGCTTAAACGAGAAATTTTCCACCAAAACACGTACAAAAACCGGCCCAAAACCTCCAGAAGATAGAACAGCTTCTTTGCAAGCTGACTTGCAAGCTATTACTGCTATAGGAAATGCTGAAGACCTTATTCGAGATCTACGTTTTGAAGGCCGTGATTTACTCGTAGTAGACGTAGAACTAGCAAAAGCACTTGCAGACATAGAGCGTGATCGTATTAAGCAGCTGGAAAAAGCAAATTACGAGACGGAACGTTCAACCATAAATCAGATAGCTCAAGTTAATGCTGCTAATGAACAACGCAAGGCCGCTGATCAAATACGCCAGATAGAAAAAGATCGCGCGGATAAATACGCTTCTACTCTTCGTAGCGTCGAATACGATCTGCAACTTACTAATGCACGTATTACAGGTACAGAAGAACAGGCCATAATAGAGCAAAAAGTAGCTGACCTTAAACGCGAACAACCGTATCTCACAGAAGAAGAGATTAAAAAATATAAGGAGTTATTACAGCTAGTTAATGAAAGAAAAGATGTAGAAGAGCTGGTAAATATACAACGACAGATTTCTGCTACCGGTAGAGGACTAGAAGCCGGTTTTATTGGACAAGCGGCAGCAGCGTATGAGCAACAGCTTGCTAGCGGTGAATCTGTGGCGCGTGCTACAGAGGTAGCCAAACTAACCGAACAACTAGAGCTTGCTCAAGTTCAAGCTCAAGCATTAGAAAGCTCTGTGCTCGCTATCGGCGATGCATTTGGTACAGCGCTTACTTTTGGCGTCGCAGAATTAGTGAAGGGCACAAAATCAGCTGAAGAAGTGTTTATTGAATTCTTAGAAAGTGTAGGAAATGCCCTTTTGGATGCTGCGGCACAAATGATCGCAACATACATTGCAATCGGTATTGCACGTGCTTTTGCAGGTTTTTCTAGTGGAAGCGCTGTTCCTGACTATTCCAGTGGTGTTGTTGCTACAGACGCTTTCAAAAGTACAGACGTTCTTGGTCTAAGTAACAGTCTTAATAGCGTTGCTTTTGCAGAAGGAGGTTTTGTTACCGGACCGACTAATGCGGTTATCGGTGAAGCGGGTGAACCCGAGTACGTCATCCCAGCCAGCAAAATGCGTGGCGCAATGAGCCGTTACGCTTCTGGCGCCCGCGGCAGTAGCGTTATCCCAAGCGGCGGAGAAACAAGCGCCGCGCAAGGCGGAGGCACTGCTGTTGCAACAGCCATTGATGTTCGCTACAGCGTGGAGCGCATCAACAGCGTCGATTACGTCACCGCCGATCAGTTCCAAGCCGGAATGCAGCAGGCCGCAGCCCAAGGCGCTATACAGGGTGAACAACTGGCAATGCGTAAACTCCAGCAATCAGCATCCACCCGTAACCGTCTCGGTCTCAAATGAGCACCACATACTCACTGGCGCATTACCTAAACGTCCGCTCGCCGGATAACAGCACGATTTTCCGCTTCCAAAATTTCTACATCGGCGAGGACGCTTACTTCACAAACGTCGACACTGGCGAAGTGAATACGTTCGGCTTTTTGGCTTTTGGTTTTACCGGCGTCACCGTCACCAACGCAGCCGACAACGAGCCAGCATCACTAATTTTCCCCAACAACTCCCTAACTCGCGGCTGGATTGAAACCGCCGTGCGTGATTACTGGGTCTGCAGGGTCCGCACATTGCTGGTGAACCCCGACGACAAGATGGATTACCAGTTGCTGTCTACATATATCTCGCAGATTGTTTCCGCCAGCTGGGACAACCAAGCCGTCAAGATGGAGCTGGCATCCGTTCTGGATGCTGTTGGCGTGGACGTGCCCAAAAAGCTTTTGACTCAGCAGCTTGTTGGCAGTCTCCCCACTACCGCTGTTGTGCGTTTTTAATGCTGGATCTGCTGGGTATGCCGTATGAGCTTGGGGCACACCCAAACAGCGGCAAAACAGACTGCATCAATCTTGTGTATGAGGTCAGAATGCGGTTGGGCTTGCCCTGCCCGCCCTTGCGTTCTGAGTGGTACAGCGGATCGCAGACGATGGTTTTGCGGGCGTTATTGACCTGGGGTGTGAGAGTACAAGATCCTCTGTACGATGGTGACGTGGTTCTAGTGCCACAAAATAGCTGGGCATTTGGCGTCGTATGGCAATCGGGGATTCTGCGTATCAGCGAGCTATCGAGGGCGGTCGCATGGTCCCCTATCGGAAGCAATTTGATCCGTTGCCATTACTTCCGTGGGAAAAGCAGCTGATCGCTGCCCTGGAATGCAGCGAAGACGATTACCGCCAGTTTGTACGCGAACTACACCGTAAAGCCATTGTTCGTCCTGCCGGATATGAGCATATTCCTGATGTAAGAAATGATCCTCTTACTGTTGCAATTATCAGCCTTGTTGTTGGTATTGCTTCCACAGCAGCATCGTATTTTTTAGCGCCTAAGCCTAAATCGTACGCAGCAGACGATCCAGACGAAGCAAAAACAACCAGACTTGAAGACGCTACAGGCGCTCAAAGTTATGCCCCAACATACGGCTTTAGTAGCCAGCAACAGCTAGCAAAATACGGCGTTCGCGTACCTATTGTTTTTACAAAACAAGAACTACTTACTGACGATTTAGGCGAAGCGTACTACTCCGGCGGCGTACTGATTTCGCCGCTACTTGTGTGGAGCCGCATCAAAAGTTTCGGCAATCACCAAGTTATCGAGCTGCAGATGGTTGCCGGACAGGCACCCATGGAGCGAAGCGATGTTACCGGGATTTTTCTCGGCAACAATACACTCGATGCGATGCAAGATGAGAGCTATCAGTTTTACTACACAGGCGGTTTCGACGACAACAGCAGCAGCCGCCTTACCGGACGCAATTTGCGTTACGGCGCCTTAGCGCAGCCGGCACCTGTTGGATACGACGAAGAGGCTTTCTTCTGCCCAACCCGGCTAGGCAGTGGTCGCCCCGGCTTTTGCCACAGCTATACACCTTCGTCGCAAACAGTTTTCGGCGTTTACACCGCTATTCCGAATGGAACGCCTTACCGCTTGAACTGGGAAGTCATTAGTGTTCCCAACCTTGACGGCAAAGATTTTGCAGACGCGCAAAAAGAAGCAGCAAGGCAGTACCGAATTGTTGCGCAGGCCGACATGGATTCTGTGCTGGGTGGGGAAGACTTAGTAGATCCGTATAACAGCGGTATGCCAGGTGTGGGGCGTAACTATGGCCGCCATGTTGGCGTCGTCGAGCACGAAGGTTTTCAAGTACCTGTTGCCGATCCAGCCTTCCAAGGCGTTGCTATTCGCACGGTAGAAGAAGGCGACACCATCAAAATTGTTGTTGGTTACGGCAGGCAGCAAACAACTCCGAAGTGGTCCCGTGACGACATCACTGGCGACCAAGACATCAATACCGAAGACGTACGTAGCACCACGGATAACGAAAACGTCCGCTTTGACTCGCAGTTCAAGGTTGGTACATACTTCATGATTGGTCGCTGCATGTTCAGCGTCACATCACGCAGCGCAGATATTTTTGAACCTGGCATCACAGAGCACGTCGAAGTTTATCTGGAGTGCATCGAAGCTTGGAGCCAGAACCAAAACAAGATCGGTGTGGTCGGCATCAACAAGGTTGAAAAAGAAACCTTCTTGATTGGACCGGATATTTCAGAAGCGTTTTTCCCGATATGCCAAGTCGAATTGGCTGAGATCGTCAATAACAAGTCCTGCGATGTAACCGAAATCGGCCTGAAATCAAATGTATGGCTGCGCTTCAACAATATCTGCAACTTTAATGCGATTCCAACGCCAGAGGAGTTGATTGAATACAACGACGACAAAACTATAATCACAACGTCATACCGGAATACCTACGGCGCAAGAACGTCGTTCTTCTTGCTGTACGTTCGCCCTGCGCATCAAAACCCCGACGGCTCTGCGGATTGGGTCTTCCTGAAAAAGTTCTGCGTTAAGGGCAGCTCACCCGTCGATCAGTACAACTTCTTGCGCATTTTCCATGCCAAGCGCGAACGGTACGAATTCAGGATTCGCCCAGCTACATCCGGCGAACTGGTTTATACCGCTGATCCCAATGAAGAGGTGTGGCAGCTTGACAGTTCTTCTTCCTACGGTGAAACAACCGTAAGCACTGAGTACGGAACCTTTACGATTGGCTCCAAGTATCGAGCAATTATCAGCAGCAGCACTTGGCAGCTGAGCGAAATGATCGACAGGCCAAGTCAATACGGCGAAACGGACGTTGTTTCCTTGGCCACTGGAGCAGCACCAGGCAGTGTCAGCTACCAAGGACTGGTGCAATACGGAACCAACACGTACGCCGACAATTTCAAAGAAAGTAACGTCTGGTCGACCAAATCAGGACTGGACCCCTTTTACAACAACTTGGGCGAAGGCGCCGTTTACACATTCGACATTGTGTACACCGACGCCGGGCAAGACATCAGCGGAGATCGAGAAATAACGCTCAAAGTCACACTGCGTTCATACAAACAAACACGTTCAACTGCCACCGACGGACGCAACTTGTGGTGGCGCGTTGAGAGCGTTTCCGTTGTTTCGGGCTTCGGTAACTGGGCAGCCAACGACGTATTCCGCAAACGCCGCTTCTACGATGCAGCCGGCGTCGAATGGGAAGCCATTTTCCGCGTTGACAGTTTGAACCAGACACAAATCCTGGTGCCCACAACCGTAGGACGCAAATTTGAAGAGTTCCCCGGAATCGCAGAAGTATCCCATTACGGGGATTTGATCACCCGCTCGTGCGATGAAGGCCCCGAGCATGAAATCGTTTCCGTCAACGAATCGCTAGAAGAAAACATCATCCCTCAATACGAAAACCTTGCCATGGCAGGGTTGAAACTGAAATCCGGCTTCAACATCAACAGCGTCGACCAGCTTTATCTGTACATGAAGAACGGCGTCAACGTGGAACGCCTTACAGATGGTGGCACTGGACCCAGCAACTTGTTTACCGACCTCGCCTACTACCTTCTGACGAACAGTGACATTGGCGTTGGCGGCATTATTTCGCAGGAGCTAATTGATCGCACACAACTAGCAGCAACTGGAGCGTACCTACGCGCCAACGGTCTGTTCTTCGACGACGTGATCGCCGAGGGAACCAACGTGCGTTCTTACCTAGTCAGCAAGGCTCCATCCATGCTGTGCAACTTGGCAACTAAAAACGGCGTGTTCTCAATCGAACCGGCACTGCCAATCAACAGCAACAACATTATTGATGGCACGATCAAGGTTCCCATCCGGGCAATCTTCACTGACGGCAACATCATCGAAGACAGCTTTGCCTTGGAGTATCTGCCGCTTGAGGAACGCAAGATGTTCCAGGCCACGGTGCTGTACCGCAAGGAACGCGAAAACCAATTCCCTGAAGAGCGCACAGTTACCGTCTGCTACAAGGGCGACAACAACAAGCCGTTTGAAGAATTTGATATGTCCCATGTGACTTCAACGAGTCACGCAATCAAGATCGCAAAGTATTTCCTTTCGCTGCGCAAGCACGTAACCCATTCCGTCAGCTTCAAAACAATGCCTGACGGCAACGCCCTGCAGCCCGGCGACTGGATCAAAGTTGCTACTGCCAGCAGCCCCTACAACCCCGTCAGTAATGGCATCGTCAAGGCAGACGGCACCGTTGTCAGCACAGAGCCCTTAACTGCTGGAACGTATCCCGTTTTCTACTGGGATCAGGTCAGCTCGACGATTGCAGAAGGCGATCTTGTTATTGACGCGACCGGCAAAGCTACATCGCTGCTTGGAACGATCTTTTCTGTCAAGAGCGCGGTTAGCTCAAATTACGAAAATGTGTACCAGATTGAGGCACTGGATATCGATCAAGACGGGATTGTGGGCATCAAGGCCACCGAGTTCCCGGTTGACAGTCAAGGCCGGAGTATCATTGCACAAGACGTGACGCCGCTTTCAGGGCAATTTGACGTGCTCTCTGACGGACTTGAGTAATGGCTTACCCAGCCCTCGCACCAGCCAGCCGTAGCTTTTCCGCTGGCGACTATCAGTACAAAACATATAAAGCACAGAACGGCGCCGAGATCCGTATTTTGTACGGCGACAAGCGCACCGGCATGACACTGGAGCTTGGTTACGACAACATTCCCGACACAGACGCCGATGATTTTGTTGCGCACTACGACGAAACCAAAGGCGGATTTACAACATTTACGCTGCCTGATGAATTTCGCTCTGGCTGGAACGGAACCAGCACTGCTATTGATGCATCCGTAGGTAATCAGTGGCGTTACGACGGACCACCGCAAATCACTTCGGTGCGCCCCGGAATCAGTAGCGTTACAGTGAAGCTGGTGGGTGTCCTCTGATGGCTAAGGTTTACACCGGCAAAGACGGCCGCCTGCTGCTTGACGGCACCGAGCAAATCAAGGTCAGCAGCTGGACCCTGACCGGCAGTCTTGAAATGCTGGAGACCACCACGCTTGGTGAATCCCAGCGCAGTTATACGCCCGGCGTGCAGGAATTCAACGGCAGCGCCAGCCTGCTGTATTACAACGACAGTACAGGTCGCAACGACGCCGCCACAGCACTCAAGAAAGTGCTCAGAGTTGCTGGTGTAACAGACTCCGATACGGTTGCGCTAACCCTCCGCCTTGTCGAAGGAAACAGCAACCACGACGTACAACTCAATGTGTACATCACCAGCGTCAGCTTTGGCGCGAGTGTGGGTGAAGTTAGCCGCGCAGACATTAGCTTCCAAGGCACTGGTGCGTTGACGGCGGTGACGATCTAATGGGCATTTACCTTGGACAGATTGGCACGATTGAGCTGACGCGCAAATCAGCGGAAGGCGTCAAAGAATCTGTCGTCAACCCAAGCGATGTAAACGTCAACCGCGACCGCTTCAGTTTTGATTTTGAAGAGGGCTCACTGTTGACCGGCGACCTGCTGGAGATCAGCACTACAGACGGCACAAATTTAGATTTTGTTGCTGCATCCGGCTGGCCAGATAACACCGTTTACCCAAGCGGCAACTGGTACGCCTTTATCGACGAACTCGGTGGAATCAAGCTGTACAGCACATTTGCCGACAGCTTGGAAGGCAGCACGGCAGGTCTGGTTCCCCTTGCCGCAATCGCACGCGATATCCCAGTTCGTGTCGTGGTGCGTGATCGCGATACGCGCATTCTTGGAGACGTCACTGAGTACGAACTCAATACAAACAGAGAAGTCGTTGATGTATCCGTATTGGGTGATGAATATCGCCAGCAATACAGCAGCTTAATTACAGGCAGCGGCAGATTAACCGCGCACTGGGACTACGTTACAAATACAGGCGAAGAATCAGTCAACTACCTGATGCAACTGGTGTTGCGCACGGAAGTCGGTTCAATTTTTCACGGCAAGTTTTATATCAAAGCTGCAGACACAACAGCACAGGCTGGATCGTTTGGTGCCACACAAATCAACGATTCTTTGTGGTGGGAGTTCGATGCCCTAGTTACCAACGCCGCAGTTAGTTTTGCGCCGGACAGCGTTATTACGGCAGCTATTGATTTTGTGGCGACAGGTCCAATCAAACTCCGCGCTCAAACGCAGGAAAAACGTTTCCTGTTACAGGAAGACACCGGCAAGCTGGAGCTAGAGCAGGACTCCACGTCTTACCTGATGCTGGAAGAACCAGAGTAAGACTTAGACTCGGTG